TTTGAAAAAATGGTTCAACTCGGCGGAATCAAGAAGTAAGAAGGTTCAATGCCAATAAAGCTCACAAAGCAAGAAATAATGAAAGAAATAGTCCGATGTGGTAAGAAGCCGGACTATTTCATAAACACCTACGCGAAGATAACTCATCCCCAAAAGGGGCTAATACCCTTTCATTTGTATGACTTTCAAGAAAAACTACTCGAGGACTTCGAAGACCATCGGTTCAACGTAATCTTGAAGGCCAGGCAACTTGGGATATCAACAATCACAGCCGCCTATGTCGCATGGTTGATGATGTTCCACAGGGAAAAGAATGTCTTAGTTATAGCTACCAAATTTAGCACAGCTGCAAATCTAGTAAAAAAAGTAAAAGCAATCATTAGAAATTTACCAGATTGGCTAAAGATATCGACAGTAGATATCGACAACAGAACTTCGTTTGTATTATCTAACGGATCACAAATTAAGGCTTCTTCTACTTCCGGCGATGCCGGCCGCTCTGAGGCTCTGTCTTTGTTAGTTGTCGACGAGGCGGCACACGTAGAAGGTTTAGAAGAGCTGTGGATGGGCCTGTATCCTACGTTGTCAACAGGGGGCCGGTGCATAGCCCTATCAACTCCAAACGGGGTGGGAAACTGGTTCCACAAGGTGTATTCAGAGTCGGAAAACAAATTAAACGACTTTTATCCTACAAAGCTACCATGGGACGTCCATCCAGATCGCGATGAAGAGTGGTTTGACAGGGAAACAAGAAACATGTCCAGACGCGAAATAGCTCAAGAATTGGAGTGCAACTTCAACATGTCCGGAGAGACGGTTTTCTCTGCAGAGAATTTAGAGTCTTTCCACAAGATGGCCGTAGACCCAAAACACCGAACTGGATTCGATCGTAATTTGTGGATATGGGAAGAGAGAAAACAAGAAAACACCTATTTGGTGTCCGCCGATGTTGCTAGAGGGGACGGTAAAGACTATTCAGTTTGTCATGTGTTCAAGTTAGAGACAATGGAGATAGTAGCAGAGTATCAGGGAAAGTGCACCCCTGACGTATTTTCTCGTGTACTGTTCGACGTAGCTCAAGAATACGGAAACGCGCTCTTGGTGGTAGAGAATAATTCAGTTGGATACGCAGTCTTAGATAAATTGAAAGAAATGAGATACCCAAATCTGTACCATTCTATAAAATCAACGCACGAATTCGTAGAAGAGTATCAAGCGGACCAGATGTCCAACGCCGTCGCGGGATTCTCCATGACTTCGAAAACAAGACCCCTAATCGTCGCCAAACTAGAAGAATTCATTAGAAACAACCTAATTAAGATGTATTCTTCTAGGCTTTTGTCAGAAATGAAGACATTTGTATGGAACAATGGCCGCGCTGAAGCCATGAGATCTTACAATGATGACCTTATTATAGCATGCGCAATAGGTTGTTGGGTAAGAGACACTGCACTATCGGCAAGTCAAAGGGATATTGAATACTCGAAGGCATTCATAGGCTCTATAACAAAAAGTTCGAATGAACTAGACACTAGAATTAACGGTATGATTGGTACAAAAAATATGAAACTAACACAAGATTTAAACAAACAAGTGAAAGCAATAGAACACTTTCCATGGCTTCTTAAAGGATAATACTTATGGCTAAAAAAGGCAAAAACAACACTAGAAACCCACAAAGCGTTTTATTTAGGAGGCTGACAAAGCTACTATCAGGGCCTTTGACACAATACAGAACCCAAAACAGTCACAGACTAAGAAGACTGGATCTGGACAAATATGCGAGTAAATTTGATTCCGCATCCGGCCGAGATTTCAAGAAAACAGCATACAATCCGTACGATAACTTGCAAGCAGCATACATGGCTTCTCAGCAGAGGACAGAGCGATACGTAGACTTTGATCAAATGGAGTACACTCCTGAGATCGCTTCTGCTCTGGACATATACGCTGACGAAATGTCAACATACTCTTCATTAACACCCATGTTGAACATAGAGTGTGATAATCAAGAGATAAAAGCTATACTCGACTCTTTGTATACAAACGTTTTAAACGTAGAACACAACTTGTTTTCGTGGTGCCGTACAATGTGCAAGTACGGCGACTTCTTTTTGTATTTAGACATCGACGATAAGATAGGCATCACTTCTGTAATCGGACTTCCGACCACTGGAGTCGAAAGATTAGAAGGAGAAGACCCGACTAATCCTAACTATGTACAATTTCAGTGGAACTCTGCCGGCCTCACCTTTGAAAATTGGCAAGTCGGCCACTTTCGAATACTGGGCCAAGATAAATACAACCCGTATGGAACATCTGTGCTCGAGCCAGCCAGACGAATCTGGCGCCAACTCACTTTACTTGAAGATGCAATGATGGCATATCGAATAGTTAGATCTCCGGAAAGAAGAGCTTTCTATATCGATGTTGGAAATATACCTCCGCAAGATGTAGAACAATACATGCAGAAGGTCATGACTCAAATGAAGAGAAACCAGGTGGTAGACCCACAGACTGGAAGAGTTGATTTGAGATATAACCCCCTCTCTATTGAAGAAGATTATTTCATCCCAGTAAGGGGAGGAAACTCTACAAAAATTGAATCTGTTGCAGGCGGAAAATACACAGGCGACATCGAAGACGTGAAATACCTTAGAGATAAGCTGTTTTCTGCATTGAAAATCCCCGCTGCATACATTTCTTCTGATGGAGAAAAGGGAGCATCAGAAGATAAAACCACACTGGCTCAAAAAGATATACGTTTCGCTCGAACAATTCAGCGACTTCAAAGATCTGTTCTTTCAGAGCTAGAGAAAATAGGTATTATCCATCTTTATACATTGGGATACAGAGAAGAAGACCTTGTGGGTTTCAAGTGCCACTTGAACAATCCATCTAAAATCGCAGAAATGCAAGAGCTAGAATATTGGAAGACAAAATTCGATATCGTCGGCGCCGCAACAGAAGGTTTCTTTTCTAAGCAATGGCTAGCCTCTACCTTGTTTGGTATGTCTAACGAGGAATTCGTAAGAAACCGCAGAGAGATGTTTTACGATAAGCGTTTCGAAGCTGCACTGGAAACAGTCGGAGAGGCAGAGCAAGCTGCAATGACTGCAGGCCTCAACGCGGGCCCTGACGCAGGACTAGGAGGAGATCTCCCAGAGCCTGGTGGAGCTGGAACAGTTGGAGCTGAGCCAGAACTAGGAGCCCCTACAACCGATACACCTGGAACTCCTGCTGGAGGTCCGGACGCTGCAGCGCCATCCGCCACTCCAGAAGAAGGAGACCTTCTAGCAGCACCTCCAGGAAAGAGAGAGGATGACAAAGGAAGAACAACCACAGATAGATCTCACGGATGGTATGAACCTAGAATGACCAAACCCGGCGGAGACAGAAGAAAGTCATCCGGCCCCAGAATCAAGAACATGAGACGAGCAGCTGCTCCAGAGACGGGCACAAAGAGAAAAATATACCCTGGGTACAGTGAACTGACCGGTCTTGCCAAAGCTACTAGTATTTACGAGAATGAAGAAACTAATTACTTAAAAGAAGAGAAGAAGATTCTCAAAGAACAGAAAGAACTCAAAGAACTGTTTAGAGGCTTGAACAATAGGAGCAAAAAAGATGAGACTGAAACATAACAAAAAAAGAAATACAGCGTTCGTTTATGAAGCACTGGTGAGGGAACTTACAGAATCTGTTGTTAGAAATAACAAGAACAAGCAGAACAAAATAGTCACTATAATAAAAGAGCACTTTACAGACTCTTCCACTTTGAGAGAAGAATTAGATCTGTATAAATCTATTTATGAGACAAGGGATCTGGAAAAAGGTACAGCCGAGAAAATAATGTACCAAGTAAAGGAAAAGCACGAATCTTTAGATAAAAAGAAGATCTTTCAAGAGCAAAGCGCATTAATAAATAAAATAAACAGAACACTGTCAAATAAAGTTTATAACAATTTTGTGCCAAATTATAAAACTATCGCATCAGTATATTCTATCTTTCAAGATGCACTGCCTGTAAAGGACAGGGTACTCCTGGAAGAGAACATAGTAGAGCAGATGTCTTCGTCTGTAGAGCAGCAAGAGAAAGAAACTCAGCAGCCAATTGACTCTTTAACTTACAAAACTTTTGTAAATAAATTTAACGAAGAATACTCATCGGTTTTGTCAGAAAATCAGAAAGATCTCTTAGGTCATTACATATCTTCATTCGCAGATAACGGAATAGAACTAAAAGTGTTTTTAAATGAGGAAATCAGTAGACTTAAGTCAGGGCTTACCAATTCCAAGAAAAGTACTTCTATTATAAATGATGAAGACATGAAGCAGAAGGTCGATGAAGTTTATAAGATTCTGGACAATACAAAAAACAAAGATATAGACGTGCAGACACTAGAGATAGTTCTCAGCACACAGCAATTATTGGAAGATATAGAGAAAAATGGAAATAAAAGCTAAAATAAATAAGACCCCTAGGGTAAAATTAAAAGCTAGAAGAAACCTAGAGGGGAATATAATGATCTTTGATCACGAAGATATCGATATAGTATTGATGCCTGAGAAGTCCAAGTGTATAACTTTTCCAAAAGAGTCGATGTCTGATAAGGTGTATGACACTCAAGATCGAATGTTTCACTTTCTAGCCAAAAAAGGCATAGTAGACCACTCTACTGTGCGCGGAGGAAACGTCTTTGGTTCTATGGAGGCGGAAATAATGAAATCTGCAATCCCTGGCATTGATGCATCACAGGCTTTCCTTTACGCTATTAACGAATATATCAACAACGAAAAGCCATATTTTATGACGGCTGATGATTTTGACGATGCGCGCCTAGATAAATTATTACGCCCAGGACCAGAAGATTCTACAGAATTAGGCGATGTTCCACAATCGGACAGAAAGGGCTCAATGCACAAACAGATCGGACCATACGGATTTCAGTACAACTACTCGTTAGTGAGAGAGGGCAAGGGTGAAGATTAATGAACTTTATATGGTTCTGCCTTATTTCATATGGCCTTACTCAAATAATCGTATACGGAAAGATTTTCGACCCAATAAGACCAAAATCCGGAAAGTTAGGGCAATTGCTTAAATGCCCAATGTGCACTGGCTTCTGGACTGGTCTATT